TGTCGGCTGGAGTGCCAACAACCAAGAATGAAAGTGACAGAGTTTGAGCTCCTGGAGCCGCTCCGCCTACTGATGGATACACCGGCATAACATTGAACGCAAATACCGCGCCGGTCGTAGCTGTAAGGCTGACCGCAAGAGTTGTATTCGGGTTCGTGTCGGCGGCTGTCCATAGTGCCTCGGATAGAGAGCTTGCGACTCCCCAATCTGCGAGCATTTCAACATCGAAAGTCCATTGATCGTCGATGTGTTTGTAAGCCTTGCCATCGAGTGTTTGATAGGTATCGATGACGGGCGCATTGGTAAGAATCGCGCTGGTAGCTTGTGCGTCGTAATTAACGGTAGCGATCGTCAAGACAAGATCGCGTCCGGTGATGACGGTCGTTGGCATTCTTTCTCCTTAGTTGGTTTGGGTGTAGTAGGTGGAGACATTGATATCGGACGCCAGTAAATTACTAGCTCCGACGGATGTAACAGTCGGACGCTCGATCTGTCCGACGATGTACCCTGACGGAATGACCGCCAGAATTTGAAGGATTAATTTTTCAAGATTGTCAAGAGATCCCGGATTTGAGTTGTACGCAACGGCAACCGTGATCGTGTAGTTGAGAAGTAATTTGATCGATGTCTTGCCGATGAGATTAATCTCCATATACGGCGATGACGGAACGATAACCACCGCTGGCGGAATAATTGCTTCCGGGACATAAGCATAAACATTCCCGGCGACAGAGCTAAGAGCTGTGGCAAGGGTTCCGCGAACATCTGCCGAGATCGATGAGGCTGGCATTCCTAGCCTACGATCGAATCGACATCGACTTGATTACCTAAGAGCCCGGAAATTCTGTTGTAAAGACTTCTGCCCATTCGGAACGGGCTCGGCGCAAAGTCCACGCCTTCGATCTGACCACCGGGAGCGACACGAGATTGAAAGACCTCGACGGAGACATTGAGAACAGCCGATTCGACATTTGAATTTCCGACATAGATCACGGCGGCAGCTTGTCCAGAGAGCGTCGCTGTTCCGGGTGGAATGCTTGCGCGAAGTGTTATGTCTGAGTTTGTGAGAGCTTGAGTAAAAATGTAAGGCGTTAGTTGTGTGTCGGTGACGGCGCGTGTGCCATTGAAAGTTGATGGAACGACTCCGGCAATTATGACGGATTGACCGACGACGAATTGATGAGGTCGTTGAGTCGTAAAGTAAGCGACATTTGTCTCAATTTCAACATGAGTGACGGCGACTGTGTGAGCTGTTAATAGCGGAAGGATTACTCCTTCGGCTGTGTTTATTATGTCGTCGAGATAAGCGTCATCGTAGAGAGCCGATGAGACGCCAAGCACCGATCTAAGCTGTGAAGCTGTGACGATACTTGGCATTTCATCTCCAATCTGCTGAGCCCGTCGGGAGCGGCGGACTCATGTCTAAGGGTTTTACTTATTGTTGCGGAATGCTCCGGCGGCAAGTTTGATCGCAACAGCTCCGAATGAATACACGCCGACATTGATGGAGCCGTCGGCTGATGATTCTGCGCGGAGTGAGTATTGGCTTCCTTCGTACCATGTATAAGCGTTCGGATTGACGATGATGATTGATCCGTCATCTGATCCGGCTGGAGCGGCGAAGTCCGCGTAGAGATCAAGACCGGCGACATTTCCACGAAGTGAAGTAGGAGTTACGACACCGGCATTGTTGCTTGGATTAGAAGCGACATAGATCGGAGTTCCGCCGTTATTTAGTGACATGGTGTTTGCCCATTGTGACGCTCCCATGATGATATTACGAGCGAAATCCTGTGTCCCTGTATAGACAGAAGCCGCACCGCGCGAGACGAATGCTAACAATTCGGCGGCTGTTGGGAATGTCGAAAGTGTAGTTCCATCGATTGACGCGTTAGCGACAAGGATTGAGCTGACATAGGCATTCTGAGCCTTAGCCATGGCCGCGACCATGTTATTGAGAAGCTCGGTATAAAAAAGTGGTGAAGTGCGTGTGAGCAATTCGACCGTGAAATTTTGTTGACCGGCGAATTTTTTGATCGGAACCGATAAGAAGCTGGACTCCATATTTGTATCGGAGAACGCTGATCCTTGATTTGTTTCCGCAACGGTTGGCGCGACTGTGATCTTTGGAATTTCAAAGGTCATTCCTGCGTCTGGCAAGGTTCCGCGAGAGATCGCGTCGATTGATGGACGGATTGTGTTTGATACTCCGTTGATGACTTCGGTAAGTTGACGAGTTGGAACTAGACCAGCCGAGTCGGTGGTGTTGTTATCTGCCGCCAAAATAAATTGACGAGCGTCCTCGCTACCGAGAGCCGCTTTGATTTTGTTTTCTAGATATTTTGGAGCTGAAAACTCCAAGCGTGGAGCTGTGTAAGCAAGTGGAGTTCCAGTCGCTTTGACATTCCGAGAGGCTTCAACCGTCTCGACGGCTGGAGCTTCGTTGACGATTGAGTCGGACACTTCGTCTCCTTCTGTTTGTGTTTCCTCTGACGGTGTGTCAGAAGCTTCGGGTGTTGCTTCGGTCGCGGCTACATCTGAGACGCGAGCTGATTTGAATGCTGGATTTGTGACAAGTGCCACGCCGACGATCTCTCCCGAACTGACAACCATCGTTCCAGCTTTGTCATAAGTAAATTCATTTGCCATAACCTCGACGGAAAATCCGTCTCTGAGTCCATCTTGTGCCTCGACGAGCGCGTCAGATCCGGCGTTTGTGTTGGCAATTTTGAACACGCCATCGATCGCGGAGTTATCACTTGAGAAGTCCATCAATAAACTTTTACCGATCGGTCTAGTTGCGTCATGCTCTAGGTTTAACTTGACCGGAGTCGGTGCGAGTGATCCATCTTTGAACATCACTTTTCCGGTTGACGCGTTAGCGGTCTCGTTGAAGCTGACAATTCGTCCAGCGATTGTGCGCTTGATTGAATCGGCGGCTGTTATCTGGATTGGGATTTCTAGTTTCATCGTATTAGATCCTCGTCTTGTCGGATTTCATCGACGCTCATCACGCCAATTCGATTGAGTATTTCGTAAATCTGCGCACGCTCTAAGGCTGATCCACGCAAGAAGTCGTCAAAGTTAAATCGGATAACCGTGTTCGACGCTACGAAATCCGATTGTGAAAGTCTTTCCTCGATCGATGTCATGATATTTCTAAGGCTAAAGTCAATCAGAGATTTCCGCTCAGAGACGGCGTTGGTATATGTGAGAGTATTGACATCGGCTCCCAAGAAGTAAGCCGGAATTCCGACAGCTCTGGCGCATTCCAGAGCGATGTACTGACGCGCTGAGTTAAGCTGTAATTTCTCGGGATCGAATCAAGTGAAGTCAATTCGACATCGGCATTCAAGAACGCCGTCGCGCGTGTTGATCTAGCTACACGCCAAGCGTCGAGAAGTTTTGTAACACGATCTGCCGGGAGTGCTGTTCCGTTCGATTTTAATACCATCATCGGGACGGGTTCTTTCGCGTAAAGTAGAGCCGCCTTTTCAAGCTCGACCGCGCTGAGAATTGTGCGTCCTGCGCGATTGAGTAAGCCTTCGTCCAGTCCGTAAAATACTTTGAGCGAGCCATTTCCGAAATTGGGAACCGTCATTCCATCGACGCGATACCCGGTGATTTCTGTGCCTTCGGCATTGGTAACGATTGAGACGCGAGTCGGAGCGATTCGCTGACCGGCTCTACATCTGCCGTCCTCGGCGTAAGAGTCGGTCTGTTGTAAATAGCCGTAACCGTAGAACAAAATATCCTCTGAGATCCAAGCCCAAACAGCGGAACCGGGAACGCGAGGATCAGGTTGATTTATCACTCTAGGGGCTTCGACGCGTTCACCGGTTGACTTGATTCTCTGCTCCATTGGCAAGCTCGCGATTGTTGAGCAAATAATCGACCTTGCGCGACTGATCGCTGGGACGGACATCGCTTGAGCGCGTGTAGCTGCCAAATTACCGGCAAAGATATTTCGAGAATCTGTGGTGTTAAATGGTGCGAGATCTGCGGCAGAAATATCGATCGGAGATGGGATAGCGTTAAGCTTTACTTCTGGAACGCCGGTCAGAATTTCGCGCAATTTCATGCGCCAATTCTAAGCGATCTGCTACTCCTAACCGACGAGAATGTCAATCTCCGTCTCCGGGCGTGTCGCGTAATGTGTCGC